GTAAACTTGAAACCAGCTTCACGACGGCGGGACATTCGGCAGAGGACGCGAAAAACACCTATACGGAGTTGTACGGCGTTCTTGGCGACGACGGACAGGCAACAGAAGCCGCCGCCCACCTTGCGAAGCTGACTACGAACGAAAAAGAGCTTTCGGACTGGACAAACATTTGCACGGGTGTTTACGCGACATTCGGCGACAGCTTGCCGATTGAAGGCTTGACCGAAGCCGCGAACGAAACGGCAAAGACGGGATCAATCACGGGCAATCTTGCCGACGCGCTGAATTGGGCGGGCGTTTCCGAAGATGATTTTCAAGCCAGCCTTGACGCTTGCACATCGGAGCAGGAGCGGCAAGCCCTTATCACGTCCACGTTGAACGGGCTTTATTCCGAAGCGGCGGACAAGTACAGAGAGGTAAACGGCGACATTATCGACGCGCAGAAGGCAACAGCAAATCTGAACAGCGCTATGGCGGCGCTGGGCGCGATTGCTGAACCGATCATTACAAAGCTGAAACAGCTTGCGGCGGAGCTTTTGCAGGAAATAACGCCGTTCGTCGAGCTTATCGGAAAAGGCTTGACGGGTGCGCTTTCCGGTGCAGAGAGCGCGGCGGAGGACTTCACAGATGGCTTGCTGGGTATGGTTACGTTCGCGATCGAAAAGCTAACGGAAATGTTACCGACCTTCCTTGAATTCGCGGTGAAGATGATCGCGAATATCGCTACGGGCATAGCTCAATCGTTGCCGACGCTTGTTCCTTCGCTGGTTCAGCTTGTAACGGACATCGTGCAAGTTCTGATCGACAATATCCCGTTGCTGATCGACGCGGCTTTACAGCTTGTAACAGGGCTGGCGGAAGGCATTATAAACGCGATCCCCGTTCTTGTTGCGGCGCTTCCGCAGTTGATAACCAGCTTGATCGACGGTTTGCTTTCCGCAATCCCGCAGATCATTCAAGCGGGTATCGACCTTCTGACGGCGTTAATTACCGCCCTTCCGGAGATCATCACAACGATTGTTGAAGCGATCCCGCAGATTGTTTCCGGCATTGTGCAAGCGTTCGCGTCGCTGGGCGGGGAGCTTGTAAACGCGGGTGCAAACCTTCTTCACGGCTTGTGGGAAGGTATCAGCGGCGCGGCTTCGTGGTTGTGGGAAAAGGTATCCGGCTGGGCTTCGTCCCTTGTTTCAGGTATCAAGGACTTCTTCGGCATTCATTCCCCGTCAACGGTATTCGCTGAAATCGGCGGAAACATGGCGGACGGCGTGGGCGTAGGCTTCACCGACAACATGGGCGGCGTTGAAGGCGATATGACCGCCGCAATGGGCGGAGCGGGCGCGCTGACGGCGGCGGAAGCAGTAAACGCCGTGAACAACGGCATTATTGCGAACATTGAAGGCTTGTCCGGAGCGGTGAACGCGATCGTCGAGCGGGTTATTACCGGATTGACGGCGCAAGCACAACGTTTCAATCAAGCCGGACAGGACTTCGACAAGAACATAGCTTCCGGCATGGTGGCGGGTATCGTGCAGATCACGCAGAAAGTACCGCAGATCGTACAAAGCATTCTTACCGCCTTCAACGCGCAAAATCAAAAATTCATTGAAGCGGGCGTTACGATTGATAAGAATATCGCTTCCGGAATGGTGCAGGGTATCCCGCAGATCACAAGCAAGGTGGCGCAGATCGTACAGCCTATTTTGACGGAGCTTCGTTCCTTCGTATCCGAATTTACGGAGGCAGGCGAAGATATGGTGCGTGGAATTTGGCAGGGCTTTCAAAATATGTCCGGCTGGCTGGAAAGCCGCGTGCGTGCAATGATGCGCGAAATTGTCGCGGCGGTTGAAGATGAAATGCAGATCGCTTCCCCGTCGAAAGTATTTGCGGGTATCGGCGCGTATATGGCGCAGGGGCTTGGCGAAGGCTTCGGGCGGGAAATGCGCGGCGTTGAAAAATCAATCCGAAAGGCAACGGACAACGCCGTTCCCGATAACGACGATCCGCGCCCGCGCAAGGGCGGCAGACCGGAAACACGTTTCGAGGTGGTGCAAAACATCTACGCGAACGAAACTTCCTACGCCCAGCAACAGCGCGAGGCGGCGCGGCAGTTTAGAATGATCGCGCGGGAGGTAATGACCTAATGAAAATACAAGAGAAATTGACCTATACAAACGAGCGGGGGGAAAGCATTGTCTTTTCCCCTGCTTCTTCTTATCACGTAAACTTCAAGGACGTTTCCGGCTTGTCTGACGTACAGAACGCTATTTACTCAACAAACAGTATGGGGCAGGACGGCGACACCTATTTAGGATACCGCATTGAAAGCCGCGATATTGACATCGTAGGGCATATCAAGGAGCGGGACAAGATCGCAATACAGGAATTGCGCCGCAATCTGAACCGGATACTAAATCCGCAGTATTCAGCGACACTTACTTACGAATTGGGCGACTTCAAGCGGGTTATCGGTTGCACAATCAACAACGCGCCTATTTTTAAGCGCGGAACGATTTTCGAGCAATTCACGATCCAGCTTTCGTGCCTTAATCCGTTTTGGCGTGAAGAGGCGGAAACGCGCGAGGATATAGCAACGTGGATCGGTGGATTTGAATTCCCTGTTCCGGACGGGCTGGAGATAACGCCGGATTGGGAAATCGGCTACCGACAGCCGTCGCTGATCGTGAACGTATTTAATTCCGGCGACGTGAAAAGCGGTATCCGTATCGAGTTCCGCGCGCTGGGAGCGCTGACAAATCCACAGCTTTTGAACGTCAATACACAGGAGTTCATAAAAGCGAATATTTCGCTTGAAGCGGGCGACGTGCTGACCGTATCAACGGGATATGGTGAAAAATCGGTGAAGCTGTTAAGCGGCGGCGTTGAAAGTGACGCTTTCCGCTATTTGGACGTTGACAGTTCATATTTACAGCTTGCCGTGGGTGATAACCTTTTCCGGTATTCAGCGGACACAAACGCGGAAAATCTCGAAGTATCTATTTATCACAATAACTTGTATTTGGGGGTGTAGCGGTATGGAATTATACGTTTATTCTTCCGATATGGTACTTCAAGGGATCGTCGAAAAGATCGCTTCGCTGATCTGGACGCGGCGCTATTGGACGTGCGGAGAATTCAAGCTTCTTGTTCCCTTCACCGAAGAGCATTCCCGAATGCTTGTGAAAAATAATATCATTATGAAGCGCGGCGACGATGAAGCGGCGCAAATCCGATATGTTCATATCACGAAGAATTCGCAGGGGCTGGAGGAAATCGAGGTTCAAGGGAAGTTCCTTATTGCTTGGATCGGGAAACGGATCGTTAAGAAGCAGATTATCACGAAGGACACCACGCAAAGTATTCTTTACCGCATTGTACGGGAGAACATAACAAGCCCGAACGACAGCGCGCGAAAAATTCCGAACGTTTCGATCGCGACCGACGACGGCGACACAGGAAGCGGACGGATCGACTATACTTCGGAGCAGTACACGAACGCACAGCTTGCGGCGGAAACAGCGGCAAAGGCTGCAAAGTTGGGAATACGAATGCGGACAGACGCACGGACGGGCGCGCACGTCTTTTCCGTCTATAAGGGGCGCGACCTTACAGCGGGCAATACCGCAGGGAATGCGCCTTGTATCTTCTCACAAGAATTTGATAATATCGTTGAGCAGGAATACACGAACAGCATTGAAAACCTAAAAACAACGGCGTTCGTCGGCGGTGAAGAGAAAGAAGGCATTGCGCGCAAGGTTGCCGAAGTAGGCGGAACGGCAGCAGGGTTAGAACGTGAAGAGGTATTCATAAACGCCACCGATATTGTGCAGGAATACGAGAAAGAAGGCGGCGAAAAAGTAACGCTGACCGATCCGGAGTATTTAGCGCTTCTATCCGCCAGAGGCGCGGAGGAATTGGAACAGTATGCGGAAACGCTTTCGTTCGGTTCAAAGGTAAACACCTTCGCAAATTTGATCTACCGAACCGATTACGATTTGGGCGACCGCGTTACTTGCGTAAACAAGCGTTGGGGAATTCGCATTGACGTTCGTATAACAGAGATCGCGGAAACCTATCAAAACAACGTCGAAGAGATTGATATTACCTTCGGCGAGAGCTTGCCAGCGCTTTTAACGCAAATACGGCAGATTACAAAATAAAGGGGTGTAAATATGGAAAAATCGAGCTTTTTTAACAGCGTATCCGGCGACCGAAAATATAAAGCCGAAGATTGGGCTTCGTATTTCGCTTCGTTCATCGGAAACGGCGTTTTCCCGCTTCCTTCAACGGGGCTTCAAGTTGTAGCGGGAAACGGAATGCAAGTAACCGTGAAGGCGGGCAAAGCGTGGATCAACGGCTATTTCTATAACAACACAAGCGACCTTTCCTTGACGCTTGCAACGGCTGACGGCGTTTTGAACCGGATTGATCGCGTTGTCGTCCGTTGGGATTTGACGAACCGCCTTATTTCGGTGAAGGTGAAATCCTCTTCCCCTTCCGCCTCCCCTACCGCGCCGAATATCGAGCGGGACGCGGATATTTACGAATTGGCGCTTGCGGATATTTACATCGGTGCGGGCGTTACGTCAATTACAGGATCGAAGATCACGGACAAGCGGCTGGATACTTCCGTTTGCGGCGTTGTTGCCGCCGTTGTCGATCAGATCGACACGGAAGCATTTAACGCACAGCTTGAAGCGTGGTTCACTGAATATCAAAGCAACAGCGCGGCGGAGTACAATTCCCTTGTTTCGTATATGAATTCCTTGAAATTGCAGGGCAATACACAATACGACGCGCTGGAAGAGTATTTCGCAGACTTCAAGACACAGGCGCAAACCGATTTTGATACTTGGTTCGCGGGCTTGCAGGACGTGCTGGACGAAAACACGGCGGGAAATCTTCTGAATATGATTACGGCG